AGACTAAGTAATTTAGGATTCATTTGCAAATTAGTCCCGAAGACGTTGATGGATGTTGAATTTTGTAGTTCATATGTCATTCCAACAGGTGAAGGACCAGTTTTAACTCCTAAACCCGGCAAATTATTGGCAAAAACCTTTTGGTGTAAGAACACCAACTACACTCATAAAGAAATAGTACAGCAGTTCGCTGGAATTCTGAATGGTTTACGAACAAATTTGCATCATGTGCCTATTTTAAGAGGATTGCTACGCAATCAGGCTTATATTGATAACATGAGAACAAAGCCAATTCGTGAAACTTATAATGAGTATAGTTTGCATGAACATACATGTAGCCAAGAAACGCTACTATGGATGTCACTCAAATATGATATTTCCTTTCAGGACATATTTGATTGCGAGAGGTATTTAGAAAGGGCCGCATTTCCCATCAATTTGGCAAACATGCCAATCCTCGAACTTGTAATAGATCAAGATTGGGGTGAAGATGGGAATGATGAATTTGTGATCAGAGAATCCAAATCTTTTATTCTTCGTACTTGGCATAGCTTATTACTTGCCCCAATATACGAGGAATTGATAAAGAATTGGTTAGGACTTCCAGCCACGTTGGTTATCGGAGTGTGTGAAGCATACAGAGGTGATTTAGTTAATCTCCCTCTTCATTGTGCTTTGTACTTTCTTGGTAAGCAAGGTTGGTTGGGTTTGCTATCAGCTATCACCCTGCATTCAATGTATAACCTCTACGCATTGGGTCAATTTAAAGTTGGCCTGACTGTGGGACACCATATTAGCGAGATGGTTAATAATACACAAAAGAAACGAAGCAGAAAGAAAAAGTTTTCGAAGAAGAAAGAGCAACAAAAGGCTGTTCCTTCTATCAAATCCATAGTCAAATCTACTTTGATGAACCTGGGAGCCACCGGTGGTGCATACCTGGGAGCTCAAGTAGGACAGACCAACCTCGGGAAAGAACTTGGTGGCAAGGCTGGGAGATACATCTCCAAAGTTATTGGCACTGGTGATTACACCGTGGGCACCAATTCCCTCATTACGGGAAAAGGACCAGCTACATTCGGTAGCGATGGTAGGAAAACTATCATTTGTAACCGTGAGTACTTGGGGGATGTTTTTGGCTCAACGGCTTTTGATATTTCAGGGTACAATTTGAACCCTGGAGACACCAAAACTTTTCCATGGTTGTCAGGCATTGCCAACAACTATGATGAATGCATCATCCACGGATTGATGTTCGAATTTGTTTCCAGTAGCGCAGACGCTTTAAATAGCACAAACACTGCGTTGGGTAAAGTCATTATGGGCACTAAGTATAATAGTACCAGACCGGCTTTCTTGAATAAAATTGAAATGGAGAACTATGAATACACCAGTTCATCAAGACCTTCAGAAGATTTTTATCACCCTATTGAATGCGACCCTCATGAGAGACCTATGAACGTCCAGTATGTGCGACATGCCGGCCAAGAAAGCGATGAAGACCCAAGATTTTACGATCTTGGAACAACCTACATTGCTACTGTTGGCATGCAAGCTGCATCAAATATTGGCGAATTATGGGTAACTTATGAGATAGAATTGCTTAAGCCAGTCTACATACCAGGGGGTTTCTCAACTCCTTTGTGGACGCACATTCCTATAACAGCATACACTAATACTGAAGTTCTAGGACCAATTCAAGTAACAGGAACGGGTAATCTACAGATGACGCCTTCTGCTACTGGATCAGGTTATGACACTTTAGCGTTTCCTTCTCATTTAGCAGAAGGGACTTTTATGTGTTGCTTCACTTGGAATGGAGTAAGCACGGCATCCCTCACTGTTGGGATCACAGCAACCAACTGCACGAAGTTGTCAGTTTTTGAGAATGATATATATAATGTTATGTATAATCCAGGAACTTCCGATGACTTCCTCATGATGGTTGCAGTCCGTATTACTGCTGCTGGAGCGTCTATCCAGCTAACTTCACCAACTTTACCAGCTACTGGTACCTTTGGTGACGTCTTCATCATGCAATGTGGTGAGACGTTAGCTGGACCAATCACGTCCAAGACAGCCCATGGCGAAGCGGCTCCACTTCTGGAAGAAGTCGATGATGGTTACATCAGAGATTTTCAGGAACGTTCCAGATACAAATCCTTACAGACTCAACGGTAAGTAAAATAAAG